CAGATACGGTGCCAAGCTCAAAGTCGCTGTCCAAGTTTTCAGACACAGCTTCAATGAGCGCATCCGAGTTGTTGCTTTCGCTCGATTCTGTGTGAATTTCAAAGCTATTGAACTTCTTGCGCTCAGGGCTTTGGAATGTGAACTCGCGGGTTAAGGCTTCAGACTCAACATGGAAGAAGCGGGATGGAAGGCCGGGGAAGGTGTAGATGTTATCAACGTCATCTACGCGAGATTCCACTTCGTTAATGCCGCCAAAGCGATTGATGGCAAAGAGACGATTGACGCCGCCAGCCCCAGAGGTGATGAAGTTGGCTACGTCCCAGCCCTCTTGCTCAATTAGATCAACGCTCTCCCAGCCCTGATTGAGCAGGTTGTAAACAAGAATGGCGTTGTTGTAGGTGGAGGTGCCTAACGGAACGGCGATGTAGTAGCGATTGTTGTGGTAGATGGCTACCGACTTGTCAGCATACGCCTTGTTGATTTGGCGGATGATGGGGTCAATTGGGTCAGACAAAGGGAGTCCTGCTCCGCGAAGATTATAAAGGTCGCCGAAGGCTGTTGCGTAAACACCGTTGTCTGAAAGGAAGAAAATTTGATTGGCAATGGTTACAACGGAACGACGGGCTACAAGCCCGGCTTCGCGTGTAATTTCTTTAAGCGTAATGTCCGTTAGGCTACCGGATAGCCCGCTAAGCAAATGAATGCTATTGCGATTGAGCACCACAGCATTGTCATCCGTGAAGGGGTGGACGTATTGAAGATAGTCCGCAATGCCCGCAGTAACTTTGAACTGATTTTGAATGTGGTCATAAGTATCTGAATCGAAAACATCCGAGAAGATTAGCTCATCTCGCACGTTTCGGCTAGTGATTGTTTCACTACCAGATGTGCCCGTGGAGGTGTAGTAGTAGGGGCAGATGATGCGACGTTGGTGATAGACTCCCCACGGGGGCGCGGGCATATGAACAAAGCCAATGCCCTGAGACTGAGCCACAGAATAGGTTACTTTGTGACTTGCGTGATCTACGACTTGAGCAAAGAAAGTGAAGGTATTGGCGTTAGGAACAGACGCAATGGTGTAACCAACTCCGTTTTCCACTAAGGGAGTTGTGCCATTATCCACCACAAAAATCTGTCTGCCAACGGAAAGACCATGAGCCGTCTCAGTTACAGTAACTAAACCGTCTGTAATGGTTGTATTGTTGCTTGCATCGTAATACACCGTGTTGGCGTAGGTGCCGTTGGCCACTTTAATAAAAGCTGGGGTTCCCGTAAAGCTACCATTCCAAGAAAGAGCTGTAAGGCCGTCGCGGAAGATGAACACCTTGTTGAAAGCCTGAATCATCTCGACATCATCCGTAACTGTGATGCCAGTGGGATAGGTGATGTTGGTGGAAACTCCCGTAGCGCAATTGACGGCAATGGCCTTGGAATTTAGGGCAATGATGAAATACTCGTCATTGTCATCGGAGGGGTCAGAGAACAAGCAGGAGCCATAGGCATTGTTGATGTTGCTGCTGATGAAAGGAGCCCCGGCGTAGTTGGTGCCGCCAATGCTGTATGTCTCACTTCCGGTTGCGTTTGCAATGGTAAACGTGAAGCTGTTGGAAGCAGTGACAGTAATGGTGCGATTGCCATTGGGGTTGACGGTGCCCGTAAGTCCAAAGATGCCAACCAGCGTGTTAGTCGTAAAGCCGTGGTTGACGGATGTGGTGATAGTTACCGTCGTTGTGCTGCGCGTTGCGCTGCTGATGGTGCGGTTAGTCCAAATGTAGAACGGGACAACAAGGGCTTCGCCGCTGTTACCCAGTTCTGGGCCAAAAGCATTGGCTCCTTTGCGTGGTTGCCAAGCTCCGTCAATGTCCATGCGTCCATTGATGGACACAGCCAGCTCGCCAGTCTTTAGCTGATCGGGGCGTAGGCGAGCATTGATACGGGAAAACCCAATATCAACCTCATCATTGAATTGACTATCTTTTTCGCCGAAGCTATTATAACGAGCCATTGGCCCATTATACCTTGCGCCGCTTGTAGTCCACGCCCTTAATTGTGCCCTTATTACGGGATGCGTAGAACACGGCTTCGCCCCGCTTCTTGCCATACTCCTCAAGCATGGCCTTCTTTATCTTCTTACCTTTTTTGGTAAGCGGCATAATTAGCAAGCCTTACGCTTACCGTAGCCCATCTTCTTGTCGCCGTATTCCATTTTGCGCTCGCGTTTGCCTTCAGCCTTTTCGTGCTTCATCATTTGCTTGCGCGACTTATACTTTTCGTTTTTCATGCTCATAGGAGAATATTAACACGACCAAGCTTTTCGGCTCCAGTAGTTGGCCGACAGCTTGTTAGACGTGCCTTTGATGCCGCCAGAACGAGCACAATAGGACTTCTTCCGTGCGGGTTGGCTCTTCTTGATCGTCATGTTGGCGTCACCAAAACGTATCACCCTAGACTTACCATCGGCACAGGCGCGGACAACGCTCTTCTTTCCGCCGCTTATATCGCGTCTTGGACTGTTGCAGGGTAGATTGCGTGGGTTCATTGGTCAAATGGCCTTAAATCGCAAGGAAACAGGGTTCTAGGGCCTATTGGCTTCCTTCTTCTTACGGCGTTTCGGCTTAATTATAACAGAAGGAGCCTTTTTAGCCCCAATCCAAGGAGCCACGGCAAAGACAATGCCTAGCCCAGCAGCCACACTAGCAAAGCGTTCAAAGGCTAATAGGGCACTATCTGCCGATTTCTTATACTTACGGGATGTTTCTAGGTTTTCCAATAGGAGTTTGTTGATGAGCTCTGTCATTGGGTCAATGACGCCGTAGAGTTCAGCAGTCATGGCAGGGGAGTTGAGCGTCTCAATATTTCCTTTGTCACACGCTTCTCGCGCTTTCTTCAAATAGGCTTTAACCAACTTATGCTTGGCTACCAGCTCTTTAGGCTCTCCAAACTCGGCAATGAGCCGTTCAGCTTCGGCTTCTAGCTTGGTTAGCGAAGCGCAAAACTCCTTCCCGTCTATCAATCCTTTGCTCGCTTTAGCCTGACCATCCACAATCGCCAAGCCATAGATGTCGAAAAGTGGGCTAAGGACATTGCTAGTGAGGGCAAACTCTCTGTCGCTTTCCGCAATGTTCTCCGAAACCTTTTGCACCGTCATCACCCCAATGCCGGAAAAGCAAACGACGGTTGCGGCCAGCGCAGCGGTGATTAGCTTCGGGTTCATTTCTTCAAGAGCTTGCTCGGATTCTTGGAATACTTCTTTGCCAAATTCGTGATGCCGTCGATGATCTCAGGAGAGATGACGCCCGCAACGCCGTAGGTAATTGCCTTCACGAATGAGCTCACCTCGATTTGCTCGACTACAAACCACGCGATTGAGCTGACGATTGCGGCCATCACAATGCGCCGAATTGATTCCCATACGTCGCCTTTGATTGGATTCGCCAGCAAACGCGCGGTCATTCCTGCGCCACCGATGACGGCGGTGAGCCATCCGGTTTCTTTCCAGAGCCGAGCCACCTCGACAAAGTCTTTTGGCTCCGTGCTCATTTCTTGCGGGTCATCCTATCGCCAAACCACCATCCGATGCAGTTGAACGCGCAGAACTGAATTTCATCAATCATGTCAGCTTGCTCGGAAACCGTGACGCGAAAGAAAACGATGGTCACGAGCACGAGGAGGAGCAGCGTGATGACTGGGCGAAAAAGCGTGATAGTGTTCGCAGCCCACGGCGAGATGTTGTCGGGAGGCGTGGCCGCTTGCTGACTAGCCGTGAACGCATCCCATTTCGCCTTGTCGCTGGCAATCTCAGCCATGACTCGTGCCTCCTCTAGCTTACGCTTGTGCTCTTGGGCCGACTTGTAGTTGTCGAAGAAGCCATTGCCAATACGAAGCAAGACGCCGAGAGCACCACCACCAAGGGCATTTGTAAGAAGGTCGAGCATGGTTATACGGCTTTAGGGTTGGTGAGACGGCGGAACAAAAAGTAAGGGAGCCAAATCCATTTTGGGATGCGCGTGACCTTCACGCTCGTTCCTGCGATGAGCGCTAGCTCAGCGTCCCAGAGCTTGACGCGAATGGGTGAACCATCCGGTGAGCAACAGTTGACGAGTCGGACATAGCGCGTCGGAGCGCGGCCCTTAAACCAATAGTTGTCGTACTGCCCCAACTCGACGGTGCCCGAAATGACGCAGTTATTGAGTTCAAATCCCTCAATCGCGCCTTTGACCGTAACCGAGCCTTGAATCGTGCAGGACTGAATAAGGTAATTGCTACCGCGCACGCAGTCAATCGAGTCCTCACGGCTAGCAGGAATGACCAGCCCAGTAGCCGTTAGGTTGTTCACATTGGAACATTTAAACAAGTCGTCCCATTGCTTAGGGTCGCTTGGAGCTTGCCAGTCCTCAGACGTAACGACCTTGCCGTTGTCCGCAGGGCCAACGTAAGAACGCCAGTTAGTGTCCGAGGTGCCAGCCATGTTACTCGGCTTTCTTCTCTTCTTTAGGCTTCAGAGCTTCAACGAGCACTTCCGCAGACTTGCGGAGGATGTCGTGTTGCTCGGCTGGCAGAGGAGCTAGGCGGGCGGCGGCGTATAGGTTATTGAGGGCGGTTTCGGTGTTCATGTTATTGGATTATTTGCCTTCTACGGCGGCCATACGCTTACGCAATTCTTGAATCTCCGCAACTAGATTTGCGATGACTTCAGCCGAGCTGGCTTGCATGGTTTGGTGAACAGGTTTGCCGTCACTATCCACAGCATCCATTTCTCCGCATACAGACGATGGGCTAACCTCGGCAAATTCGTGAGCGAGGAATCCAACAAACTTGCTGCCATTTGATTTCCATGTGCCGACCTTGGGCTTGAGGGCGTCGATGAAACTACCGCTGTCAACAAGCGGGCCAGTGATGTCTTTTAGCCGATAATCGGAAGTCGTCGAATAAACCGTGAGCGTTCCGTTGTATGAAATAGAACCAACTTGCGTTGTGTCTTTCAGAAATGAAAGCAACTCTCCGGTAGAGGTTAAACGGTTTATGTAACCAACAGTTGCACCATCGCGAGTAAACGTAAACGAGCCACGGTTATCAAGCAAACATCCAGCATTAGCTAGAACATCCGCTGTTTTCCCCACCAGCAGATTACCGCTGCTGTCGATGCGGGCGCGTTCTACAACAGCATTGCCGGGAACGCCGTCTGCCGACTTGGTAAAGAACTGGAGGTAGCTACCCCACCCGTCTATAGGGCTTGCGGTAATCCGTCCAAGGTTCGCGTCCCCCGTTTGACTGGTTGTAGCTGACTGCGATAAATAAAAGTTGATTGATGGGCCAATGTTTCCAGCAGTAGCGGCTACTCCTGTTCGCAGCAAGGCAAGTGTGTTTGCAGAGGCGTTGCCCACGCCCAAAGGCTGCAAGTTGGAACTTGTCCCAATCCCCACGTAACCGTTGCTGTCGATGCGTGCCTTTACAATATCGTTGTTGTCAATAAAATCCAACCCATTACCAGACATGAAGCGAATTTTTGCAGTATTGCTTCCAACCACATCTCGTAAATAAAGAGTTGAGCTGTAACTAGAAGTTGAAGCGTTAACCACAAGACCATTGTCTTGAGCTTGAGAAATAACCATCTGTCCACCACCAGTAGACGCATCGGTTGTGTTCACACCCAAACGTGAACTCGCATCCAGCTTCATCGCATTTGTAAATGAAAGTGCGTTGCCAGCAGTGCCAGAGGCAGCGATTTGCCATTGGTGCTGACCGTCGTACTGCAAATAACGGCTAGCAAAATTGGTGGTCAGGTATTTATCTCCTCCGCTGTCTTGATACCAGTTATGACCAAATGCAGAGTATCCACTTGTAGAAGCAAGTGAAGCCAACGGTGTAACTTGAATTGCCTTCCAGCCACTCCACGCACTCGGCGTCACGCCAATGCCGACGTTGCCTGCGCTGTCGATGCGTGCGCGTTCGGTTTGATTGGTGGCAAAATAAATTGGCTGCGCGGTATCGGTAGAAAGAGTGAGACCACCAGCGCCCGTAGCATAAACCAATGTGCCGTTTGCACGGAAAATACCACTTGTAGAATATCCAGTGCCAAAGGTAGTAAGTTGGGATTGCGCCGTTCCATTGGTTGCAACAATATCTACACGCGCGCCTGTTCCTGCGCTATTGTTCAGAATTTTACTTGTAGCAGAGCTATTCTGATTTTGCGTAATATCCAATATGTTGCTTGGCGTCATGCCGATACCAAGTCCGGCAGAGGTCAGCGACAAAGCGTTAGTGGAACCTGCGCTGTTATTTATAATAAAAGCCGTACCATTGGTTCCTCCAAAAGCAAGTCCATCGCCGCCCGACCATTTAGCGATAGCGACATTTGTGTTAGAGATGTTTACCGTCGTGAACTGGCCTGAGGCTGGGGTCGTGGCTCCCACGGTTCCATTTATATTGATCGACGCCGTGCCTGTCAGGTTTGTCACCGTACCGCTGGATGGCGTGCCAAGTGGGCCACCACCATAGAGCAACGTACCCGTCGCGTCTGGCAGCGTAAGCGTGCGGTCAACGGTCTGCGTGCTCGACAACATCGTGCGCGTGTTCGTCGTGCCGCCCGCAGCGTTAAACATGATGCGCTTGGTTTCATCCACGCCATCAGTCACATTGACATATCCGCTCGCGCCTTTGGCAACTAAGTGCAGTCCAACAGACGCATCGCCACCTGTTGCCCTAATATGCACAGGGTTTCCTGTTGCGGCATTCTCAATCGAAATCTCGTTTACCGCGCTGGCAATCGACGCCAGCTTTAGCGTCTCGTTGCCGCTCGCGTCGTTGATTTGCGCGATGACTGGAGTGACGATGGTCGGCGAGTTGCTCAACACCACGTTGGTCGTGCCCGTAGAAGTTGAAACGCCCGTGCCGCCAGAAGCCACTGCAATTGGGGTAGAAGCACTAACCGTGGTGAAGGCACCCGTAGATGGGCTAGAAGCCCCAATAGCCGTGTTTGTAATGCCAACAGCGGAATAGTCTGTGCTCACCCCAACAACGGCTCCTGTGCGCCCAAACACGCTAGAAACAGCGTCCGTCAAATCAACCTTCTCCCATGCTGTGCCGTTGCTGATAATCCAGTCGCCAATGGCAAACGTAATGCCAAACTGCGTGCCAGCCGTGCTGACAACGTAATAGTCGCCCTTGGTCGAAGCCGCAGGAGAGCTATTCAGCGTTGGGTTATTTGTGGAAGCATTCCACGTCCCCTTATAATTGACCGTGCCGCTAACAATCAGCGGGGGGGAATAGTTGATAATTTGGTCAAAAATGCCGGACATGGTTAAATGTAGTTGAGTTCGCTAATCGTGAATACGCCAGTACCGCTAACCGCAATGACTTTGGCGTTCTTTGCCCAGCCCGCGCTCCAGATGCCGCTATTGCCATCCTTGAAGATGTGGCCAGCGGTGGTTGTAGGAGTAGAGCCATCAATAGTGAGTCGAATGTCAGCGCCTTCCAACGTCCAGTAGATGTGACTGGTGTTGGGATTGAGGGCCGCAACAATGAAGTTGGAAGCTGTGGCACCAATCGAAAGGGTACGCATGGATGTTCCGCTAACCGGAAGAACCTGCATTGGGCCATTAACTATGCGTGAGTTTGACATAATTAGACGGTGAATGGGGTTGCCTGAACCGAAGCATCCGTAGCGTTGGCACGAATGAACTTAGCTGCCATAGCCGTGTTTTTGTTCCAGAAGAACGGAGGGGTGAGTTTCTTAAACAGATGGCCGTTGGTGGAGCTAGGATTGCTGCCATCAAACGTCACCATCACATCGTCGCCCTGAATATCAATGAGGACATACTTGGTTTTGGCAGACGACCAAGCATTCGTGAGACTAACTACCGCCGTGCTAACCGCAAGGCGTTCGTCCGTTTCACCAGTTGGCGTAGGATAGAGATTAACAACGAGGGAGTTATTCATTGACGGGATTGTGTTGAAACGTAGGTAGAAATGCGGCGAAACAAAGCATTGTTATTGCGCTGATTTTGAGCTTTGCTTAACTCTAGCATGAGATAGTTCATGGCAATTTGCTCTTCAGCAATGGCTTTGTCAACCTGACCATCCATACGCAAGAAGTCGGCATAGGTGGCATGGGCGGCGTAATAGAAGAACTCCAAGGGAATGTCCGTGGAAATGGCCGTATAGGGGCCGGGCCATTGCTTCTTGTAACCAACCCAGAAACCAGAGTTACCTGTGGCGTTGTTGATGATGGTTGCTCCATCGCTATCAACAAAGAACTCATACTCGCAAAATCCGTTAGTGCTAAACGGATTGGCGTTCCAGATACGGTTGAAGTCAGAAATGTCGGCAATAGCAACGGGAGACACGGTAGCGGTGCCGCTGTAAGTCTCAGAACCTGCGCCAGAACTCAGGCTGTAAGTGAACGTGTCATTCTCCACGTTCGTTGTCTCAATGCCAGTAACCGTAAAGGTGCCGTTGGGAGTCACTGTACCACTAAGACCGCTAATCGTAACATTCATGCCAGAGGCAAATGTCACTGCGGCTGTGCAAACAATCGTAACCGTAGTTGCACTTCTACTAGCAGACGAAGAAGCGCGAATGCCAGCAACATTGTCATACTCGCGGGCAATGACATTGTTGACGGCTGGCCTAACCTGAGCCCCTACGATGTAGCGTGGCCAAGTAGGGCTAAAATCATAGGCTTCGTACAAACGACGATTGGCCATTGACAGCACCTTGGACTGTTCAAGCGTAGTGAACGCATCAACGCCCGATAGGGCTTGAACAAGAGTCAGCAGGTCAGAGTATGATTTGTTTTGCATTATACCTTGTTAGGGGAGAGTTCTGGCATCTTCCGGTTGAAGAATCGCATGAAGTCTTTGCTGTGAACCGTCTCATAGCCATACTTCTTAACTAGTCGGAAATACTCGCGTCCGGGAATGACTCCTATACATTTGCCTAAGCCGGGAATGCTCTTGTGATTTTTCATCACAGAGGCTTGTGCGCGAGCTACATTGGTACGCTCAAACTCTGTGGCCTTTTCCTCAACAAGACTTTCTTTAACGAGATTGAGAAGCTCGTTATCAATTTCTTCTTTGGAGTAGGTATGTGGTTTATGGATGATGTTCATGCAAAACAAAAAGGCCACCCCAATTAAGAGGTGGCCAATTTTAACACGAACTGGGCCTAGCTTAAGCGAGGCTAACCAGACGGAACTTAAACTTAACCTGACCAGCGGTGAGCTCGTTGAGCGAGTAATCCGTACCAGTCGAGACGTTGGGGATGAACTTCAGATCAATGGTGTCGGCTGCGGTATAAACCTTGCCGTTTTCATTGTCGATGTAAGCACCCGTGTCAGCAACAAAGGTGATTTCTGTCTGGTCAACGTGCAGAGCCGCAGTTGTCAGAAAGCCATCATCATCGCTACCGTCGCCAACAATGACGTTCAGCTCATCGCCGCCGCCGCTGTCGTCGAACGCAGTCATCAGGTAGGCCGAGACATCCGTAACCATCGTCCCGGCAGGGATGACGTATGTGAATGTCTTGGTCGCGTTGTCAGCCAAAACGCCAGCATTAGCAACCGAGAAGGCTGCGAAGTCAATAATGAGCTCGTCGGACATACCGAACGCGCCTTCGTTAACAGTGAGTTTAGGCATATTATTATTCCTTTCTTGGGATTATGTGAGGGCCGTAATCTTGCCGTGAGCACCGGGGTGTTTCACGATAAGAGTAAGAGCGCAGTCAACGTAGCCACGCTCGCCACCACCGAGATTGGGGAGACGGGTCGAGCCAGTTGGGATGAGTTCAGCAACACCGTAGTACTCAGGGTTAACCAAGTAGCCAGTGTCTTTGTTGGTCGTGTCAGGAGCGCAGTCAGGATTCATGTTCACGATGGACACGATGCCGTGGTCGCTCTCATAGAGCTCAACGGAGAGCTTGATGGAGGCTTCGCCACCGCTGTACATCACTTTACGAACCGAGTAGTCAGAGCTACCGGAGGTGCGAGCGAAGTCGCTGATGACGCGACGGAGCGCGGTGTCAGCAACAAGCGTCAAACCGTTGCTCATGCCAGTAACGCGGAAGATGCTGGTGATGAGGTTGTTGAACACGGTTTCCGTGAAGGTCGTGCCAGAGCCTTGAATCGAACCAGCAGGGGTGCGATAGGAGGCAGGAACGTCGGCTGGGCCCGCGCTATCAATCCAGTCGCCAAGACCACGAAGGCCGTAAGGCGTACCAGCGCCGTCTTCGGCGGTGCGGTCGTTGTTGGAGCAGAGGGTAGCTTCGATGTCGCGCTTGATTTCGCGGACAGCTTTCGCTTCGGCTTGGGCAATCTTAGCTGGGCCAACGCTGTCAACAGCGTTTTGCAAATCGCTAACCATGTAGTCGCGGCGGAACTTTTGGATATAGTTGCCGAGACGAGCGCGGTTAGAGAACTTGTCGGTGAACGAGGTAACGTCAGCACCTTCGGAGACGCCCGTTGTGACGGGGCTCGAAAGGCTGTCCACAGTCCACTCAACGTAGGTGGCGGACGCCTTGGATTTAGCGGCAGACGAAAGGACGGGCGTTTCCTCGGGGGCGAGGATCGTCAGAACGTCTGTGAGGTCTTCGCGGTTAGAAACAGCGGAGCCCGGATTAGTTGTATCAAATGTGCCTGAAAAAGACATGGTATTAAAAGTTTACTTACGTTTGGTTTTTTGGAGGGTGCGGAAGGCAACAAAGTCGCTAATGCTTCCTGAGTCCATAAGGCGCGTTCTGGCATCCTTCACAGCCTTTTCGCCCTTTGCCGCAGGACGCTCATTGAGAGCGGCAGACGACTCTGGACTACCGGGCGGATTGACCTTGTGACTCGGCTTATCGAGATTGATGAGCTTGCGGCCATACAGCGAGTTAGCAGCGTGTGCCAACAGGTATGGGAGTTGCGGAGCAATTTCTGGCATCACATCCTCAATATTCTTGAGGCGTGGGTCGCTCATCATTGCTTGGTATTGGCGACGAACATCGTTGTCTTCTTGCGAAGACAGCCAATCCAACTCTTTTGTAGCTTGGTTCTCAAAGGCGGAACGTAGCGACTTGCGCTGTTCCTTAGCATTCAACTCTTTTTGCTGGGCGGGAAGATACTTGTCTCGCGCTTTACGAGCACGACGCAAATGATCTTTTACCTCAGCTTTGGTGAGTTCTTTGCCATCCACTGTGGCGGCAATGTCCTCATATCCAAGAGTCTCAGCTTTATCAAGAACATCCTCAGCCCACTCAATCACTTCGTTAACTTGCTCGGATTGTTTACCAAGTTCGTCAGCGGTCTTGATGTGTTCGTAGGGATTGTTCTCTACCTTTGGCTCAAGGGCGGTTTTACTGGTTTGCTGTTGGATATAAGACTCCATTTGCGCCATGCGCTCTTCAGCCATTTTTCGTTTGGCTGTGAGTTCAGCAATGCGCTTAAGCAGACCCGATTTACCTTTTTGAGCAAGCTCGGCAATGTCATCATCTGACAGTTCCGTTAGGTCAAGTTGTGAAAGAACTTCCTTGCCTTTGGCATCGGTCGTATTCTGAGGTTCGCCACCTTCCTGTGAGTCTGGCGTTTCAAAATCTTCCTTGTCCTCTGGCTCGGCCTTCGGTGTGGGCTCTTCGTCAATCTCTTGCTTCTGTGTTACAGGAGCAGAGGGTTTGGCGCGAAGCTCACCCAAACGACGAATAGCATACTGACTCGTCGTGATATTAGACTGTTCATTGTTCACTGTGGGTTTAGCGTCCCCAGCGGCGGACGGTGCGACATTAGACATATTATTGTGTTCCGCTGACTTTACGCCACAGCGATTGCGTAGGGCCATCATAGCAAAGATTTTCCTTGCTATTTTATGACCA